GTAGTCGCGTGCCTATGTCTATACTGAGGTCGTCTTTGCAGATTTGAAAGAAATTGTATAACCCATGTCGTGAAGTTAAACCCGAATAATAACTATTGTCCTCACTTGGTGTATTATTCAGTATATGAGGTTCTATGGTGTGAATTAACTCACATAGATAGTCACATTCGGGTTCACTTAAAAACGTCGCGTGTGTATATAGAAAACGTGTATCTATAGAACCCACAAGTCTAACCATGTGTCTTCTTCGGGTTCGTCTTCACCTTCGAGGTATAAGAATGACACTTGTTTGGATACAGTTCTATATTCGTGGTCAAATTCGAACAGTTTAGATTCTTGTTCACCACCTAAACCACGCCATGGGGTATCCGTATTATCGATATGCGGTCTGACTTTTTCTTCGAATTCGTCATTATAGAGTGTATTCTTCACTGAATCATTAATTGCATACGGACTTAATATTCCTACTTCCATAGGGAGAACCATAACTTTATTCGTTGCAATAAAGGATTCTAACCAACTTTGGAAACCACCCTCGCCTGGGTATTGTTCTTGAATACTTGCACTATTGGTTTCAAACTCTTCTTTGAGGAATGACCAACCACCTTGAACAAAACCAAGATATGAATGGTGATATTCACTGGTCGCATTATTATTCCACCAATTAGGGGCTTGTTGCATGAATACAGTCATATTCTCTGCAATCGAAGTAGTTTCTTCGTCTGTAAAAGTAAAATCGGTTTCGTCTGTAGTTCCTGCGTCGGGTAGACCCGTTGCGATTTCCATAAGTGAGAAATCACGAATACTCAAACGTGGGTCTAAAATCATTGTCTTAGTCCCTTCACCGAATAGGTCATTTTCAAAGAGTGAAAGCTTATGATACGCAGGGTCAGTCACTTTACTATCGGGAAAGAAAGGGACTATCCTTGTTCCTTTGTCCTCAGGCAACCCTTCGGGGTCGTCTGTAAATATATTCAGACGTGCAAGTCTGATTCCGTCTTCAGTTGGACGTGTAATTCTTTGTCTTTGAACTGATTTCCAAAATCTTTTTACGTCCTCTGTTTTAACACCATTGTCTTTTGTTTTGACAACTACTAATTCCATAGGCATAATATATTTCTCCTGTTAATGCTATATGTCAACTTCTTCGCATTCTTGCAATATCGATTGCGTGTTCTTTATCCTCTTCGAAGATAGGAACCATATTCGATTTGTGCATGGTTGCGATTCCTAATAATTTACGTTCCCCTGTATATTGCATAGGTTCTTTACGTGGTGTGATATCACCTGTATGTGTCCCTACCCAACTTGGAATCGTATCCTCAACCTCTTTTAGAACTCTGTCGTATATACGTTGTTGTTCTGCAATCAGTTGTTTATATTTAGTGGATTTTTTTGGTCTGTTAAATGCATTCGTCTTACGTTTTTTTCCGTGTGGACTATAACGAATACTAGAACTAAGATTTAAAAAACCCATATAACTATAATACTACAGCTATATGGGTTCTGTCAAGTGATTTTAAGTAAATAATCTCCAAACGTTTTGCAGTCTACCTGCTTTCATTATTTTGTGCAAGTATTTCATTATGCAATCCTCTCTAGTTGTGAGAACCTACAAGTTTTAAAGCCTGAAGTGTTTTCTATTCTGAAAGTATTATGAATTTCTTCTTGGAAGTATATTTTACCTCGTAGACAATCGGGTGTTATGATATCACCTTTGTAATATGATTCGTCTTTGAGTTCAAAGATAAGTGAATTGTCTTTCATCACATATACTTTGTTCACATCGGATTTCTCTATGTGTTGGTCTGCCTGTGCAAATCCGACTAAAAACAAGGCAGACACTAATGCATATTTAAGCATATCTATCTCCTGTTATGTTTGAAACTATCCGACAGCTGGACTTCGATTTCTCTACTTACTCTTGTGTCTTAAATGTTTCAGTTATGTGTCAATTATGTGACACAATAGTATTTATAACAATTGGAATGTTTATTCAGACTTGGATTTCATCCACTCTTCAACTATTTTGAATGATTCTTGTTTGTCTAGGTCAAACATTTCTCTCAACACTCTAGGTGCCTCGAACATGTTTATTTGACCAGTATCACGAATAGAATCTAGTATATCAAAGTATTCACCCATTAGAAATCTCCTTCTGCAACTTGAACACAAGTGGTTCCTCTCTTTCTCCACATATCAACAACTTTGTTTCTGTCGTCAAATACAAGGTCGATTTTACCACCTAATTCTTCGAATTGGTCTGCAAGGTCACTCTTAAACTCTTCATCAGGTCTATAGTCACCATTAGGTCTAAGGAATAATCCTTTATGACCTTCACCAATCCACTCGTTGATTTGTTGTTCTGTAATTTCTCTTTCTGATTCGTTTCTTGCACTAAAGAACGCAACATTGTCACCTTTTGCAATGAATCTTTTTGCAATGTCACAAACATGTTCTACTGGAGTATCGTCTGCAGTAGCTTGTCTGAATGCATTCCAATCGGGTTTAAACCCTTTATCACCATTTACAAGGTGTCTTCTATGTTCAACGTCTGCAATAGTTCCGTCAACGTCAAAGATTATTGTTAATTGTTTTTCCATACTCTTATTATAATAAAAAAAGAGGGTCATTGTCAACCCTCTTTTCTATAATATGGAGCTAGTGATAGGAGTCGAACCTACGACCTGATGATTACAAATCAACTGCTCTACCAACTGAGCTACACTAGCATATCTGGCGGAGAGGGAGGGATTCGAACCCTCGATACGTTTTCACGTATGCTGGTTTTCAAGACCAGTGCATTCAACCGCTCTGCCACCTCTCCGAAAACTGGTGGAGCTGGAGGGAATCGAACCCACGACCCCCTGCTTGCAAAGCAGGTGCTCTCCAAACTGAGCTACAGCCCCAGTTTGTTAAAAGTTATATCTGAATCCTACTGATATATTTTCAAATAGTTCAGATTGACCCAAGTCACCCAATACTGAGTCTTGGTCTGCATAACCTATTGTGGTGAATATGGTAAAATCACCGAATGTTTTATTACCTCTTACTTGAAAGTAATCTGCAGTCTCGTCATGATAACCATACACTAGTTGAAGTGTTCCAGTTCCAAAATAGAAATCATAACACAATTCTGCAAAGTTATCATTATTATCAATATTTTGAAACACATATCCACTGAATGAACCAACTGATACACCTGCGTATATCTCGTCCATTTGTTCGAATGCGTCATTATCAAAATGGTGTGATAAAACACCTAGGTCGATTGCAACATTCTGATTGAATGCAAAAGAAAATCCACCATTCAGCATACCTCTCCAGTTAGAATCAACCTCGTCACCGAAGTCTACTTGACTAGCAGATACACCACCATAAAATCCATTAGAATCTAACACTACTTGTGTAGATAATGAACCACCACTTTGTGTCTGATTGACACCACGGAAAACAAAGTCATTTTGATAACCAATATTTCCTGTTATATCTGCATATGCAGAAGTTGTTAGGAACAAGCCTAACATTAATGTAATCACATTTTTCATAATATACTCCTTATTACTTCTTCGTTTTCTTAGAACGTGATTTGTAGACTTTCTTTTTCGACTCGTCTACATTAGGTGTTGATTTGTCATCTGCAACAAAACGACCTTTCTCGTCTCTTGCACGAACCCATTCAAAACCTAAGAAAGTCGTAAATTTATCCCAAAAGCTCATTACTTTTCTCCTCATTTTTAAATATCACATTAGTCTTTCCTAATTTATTTCTACGGACAATTTCATTCTTGACCTTTTGACGTAATTTAGGAATGACTGGTTTATTATATGCGTCAATCAATTCTTGGACTGATTTACACTTCATATACTCGTGGACTACAGTCACCTTTTTGGTGTTTCTATCGACCTGTTTACTGGTTTTACCAAATTTAACTGGCATTGTTTTTCTCCTCATAATATTTTAAACTACATTCAGCACCACAAAAAACCTTTACGGGTCTTTCTTCGTTGATTGCAGTATGGTATTTCACTTCTTCAATAGGTAGTTCTTTTCTACAAATCCAACACTTAACTTTGCTCGGGTGCATCGTCATCTTGAATCTCCGTTTCGAACATTCCAAACCAAATACAAAGTGTGTATCTAGTTCCACCATATATTGGTTCGACACTATGATATGTTCTAGTGTTATTATTAAATGCAACCATAGTTCCAGTCCTACCCATTATAGTATGACCATTCACTAATAAATTACCACCCTTGAAATCTTCATTCAAAAAGAATATGACTGTTCCTGTATCTTTCCCGTCTGAATCGTCCTTATGTGTTGCAAAATATGTGTCTTGAGGATATTCCTGTATGGTCATATAGTTAACACCTGTATAATCTTCATTCTTTGGTAAGAATGGGTCAATGACTTCCATAATAGTGTTAAAGGCTTGTGTATCTTGTGGAATGACTGCAATACCTAAACCATTGTCTGACCTGTATTTCCAAACTTGACCACCTTCTAATAATTCGGGATTATTCTTTGGAATCACTGAATTGTTCTCGTCTATATCAACCTCTATAAATTTAGGTTTTCTATATTCATTCAATATGATATTACAATCCATTTCGGGTAATGCTTCGTCTGATATCATGATTAGAGGTGCAACCTCTCTCTGTTGATATCCTACTGGTCTTACAACTTGTATTCTTCCCGAGTCTAAGGGGTCATTATAAACTTCAGTATCACTGACTATGTAATTTGGATTCTTACGTTCTGGCATTTTGTTGTGGGTGAAAGAAAGTCACTTGAGTGAATCTCCACTTATCGTCTTTATATTTATTGTAATCATTTATATATGCACCATGCAATCGGTTGCCTGGGAATATGACACACCTATTGAATTTGTGTTCTAATACTCTATCTAATTTGAAATCCTCTTCCACTGGATAGAGTAATGATTCCTGTTCGTTGTTTGTAATCCATGTTCCTTCATAGACTGCAGTTCCCCCGTCCTCTTCTTTATCCAAATAAACTAACATATTGAGTGTAGATAAATGGTCGGGTGTTTCAAATGTAGAATCTATATGTGGGTAGTGTTGCAGTGTAGTGTCAAATTGGTCTATTGTTTGAAAACAATTTACTTCGAATACCTGTGCCCAATCATAATTAAATTTCCACCAATATTTTCTACAAAGATTTATAATCCTATCTATGTCATTAAAGTATAATCTTGTTGGGTGTCCTATTGTATCTACAACTCTGCAATCATTGTATTCAATACCATTTTTACTATTTCTCTCTGTTGAGTATTTCCACAATGGATAATCTTTAGTCATAAGATATTCATATATCTCTTCGGGATTCTCATAAAAGTTATCAATAGTTAATGCAAATCCGTCATAGGATATGTCCCAATTATCTGATTGTTTTAGTAGGTTATCCCATGCAAATACTTTACTCATTATTTCCTCAAAAATTTATAATCTAAATTACGTCCTGTTGTATGACTTGAAAGCTTTCTATTGTGATATAGATTAAATGATATTGTTATTCTCTCATAATCCTCTTCTTGTTCACCCTCATATTGTGGAACCATATGTTGTAGATATGAAGGCCACATTAACACTTCACCTTTAACTGGGTGAACAAACACTTCATGTTGGTGGTGTCCGAACCCACTTATGACCATACCATTCATATTATCATGACCATCATATTGTTGGTCTCTTCCCATAGGAAAACATGCAGAAGCAGAATTAGGATTATAAAATTTTATGGGTGTAGATTTCTTATCCACTTTGACATAATATGTTCCACTGATTAATGAATCGGGGTGATTATGAGAATCATGTTGGTGTGGTGCATTGTAAACATTTAACCATGCAAAGAAGTGAATGTCATGTCTACTAAGTTCTGAGAAGTCTATATTCATTTCATTAGATAACCAATCTACATATGAATCTTTGATTATATCAGAAAAGTCCTTGAACCATTCTCTTTGTTCAGTATATTCTTGTGCTTCTTTAGAAAAATAAGTTGTGTATTGTGTTTTTATATTATTGTCCTGTCTCTTAATAGGTTCAACTATGTCACGACAAGCTTGTGCAATAAGGTCATGATTTAAATTAATTGTTGACCTATACAATGAAATAGGAAATATAGGAACCGAAGTTCCTACCATAGGACTAAAAGGTGTTTCGTTAATTGGTTTTGTCATTCTTTTTCACACCCACACCTACTCCTTTATCTCCGTTAGGCATGGTCACATTTCTATAATATATTACAACTTCTCCAAGTTGATTTATGTATCTTTTGAGTTCTTGCATATCCTCTGCCATGACTTTGTAGTCACCAATAGTGGTTGCAACGAATAATATCTCACCATTATTCACTCGTTTCATTTCGTCTAAGAATTGGTCAAAATAAGTATATCCCTCTGGCCAGTCGGGATTCTCCCTCTCATCTAACTCACATACTTTTGGTCGTTTGAGTTCTTCTACACCATTCTCATCATATCTTTTAGGTTCGAATGAGATAGATTTTTTACATGGATTAACAATCTTTGCTTCAGATACGACAAACCATTTAGGTGCAGTCAATTCTAAAGGTCTAGGAAGTGCTGGTTGCATGATATCAATTTCAATAGGTTTTGATACAACCTCTACTTTCTTTGTTCCTAATATAGAACAACCACTAATCACTAGTGTCAGGCACGTCAAGATTAAAAAGTTCTTTTGTGTCATTTTCCATTCCCTCCATTACTGCTTCTGAGGCATTATTCATTCTGAGTTCAATCATTCCTGGCTTTTTCAGTGCAAGTAAATCTAAATTATGTCTACTAAAGATTGCAAGATATTCAGCCTTTTCCTGTTCTATCTCTGCATTTTTTCGACTCATGTTTTGTAAGGCTTTACCCTGTCTTTCATATTGTTCTTTCATGACTTCCATGGTTCTTTGTTGTTCCTCTACTGCAAGTTCTAATTTATAGTTGTTTGCAGTGAGTGTTTGGTTTTCGTTATATAACCACCAAGAGGCAAGTCCGAGAACAAGTATGATTGCTATAAAAAATTGTTGCATTATCCGTCATACTCCTCGATTATATAGTTCAGTCCTCCCGAACTTCTATATTCTATTATTTTACCATCATCGTCCCTAAATTTCAAGTGCTTTTCTTTCTGAATTAACACTTTTCTTGTAATAAACACTCTGTCGTCTGAATCTCCATATATTGAATTGAATGATACAGTGACCTTATATCGTGTTGTGAACCATTGTTTAAATTTTTCAACAGTCCACTTACCCAGTTTTGCTGAGTAAAAAGGGATAGCCTTGATAAAATTCCATATTTTCTTTAACATGATAATATATAGGTGTTTTATTTAGAGAAGAAATTCTCTCTTTGGGATTTTGGTATTTTGAAGTTCTTATATTCCTTCATAAGGTCAGAACCTTTTGCAAATTTTACTCTAACTGTAGGGAAGTCTATAATATCACATGCAATATAGGTTATGTCTTTACAGTGTTCTGTTGCAACTTCCTCATTGATACTTCTACTCCCACCAATCATATTAGAAGGTGCAAATGCAAGTCCACCTTTAGTGAAACACTTTTGGTCATATAGATTTCCTTCTTCGTCAATATGGTCATATCCTTTTCCGTCCACAAAAGTTAAATGTGGATACCATATCTCTAATTGACGTTCTAAGAAGTGTGAAGCAAGTCTCCCGTCTTTTAGGATATCATGTATAGCTTCTTGGGTCAAGTCTCCAAATGAGACGTTTTGTATCTCGTAGGTGTCTACCATTATGGTGTGACTGCAAGTTCACCATTATTGTCATAGTGAGCTTCTCTTGAATTATCGATATCTGCAATCAAGTCTGATACAGTGTAAACTGTAGAGTCTTCGTCTATATCACTAAGGTGAATAGTTTCACAACCAGTGATATAGTCAAATGAACCATAGAGTCCATTCCACCTATTGACATGTTGCATAACTAATGCAGTTGCAGTAGCTTCAGTTAATGAAGGACAATTGTAATAATCATGGACTCCTTCACCATATGCATCTTTCTCAAAGATTTCTTGAGTGACCTCAAACTTCACATAGTATACGGAACCACCCTTATACTTGTAAAAGTTTTCACCATATTCCTCAACATTCTGAGTAGTTATTTGATAAGCATATTCCATATTATTCTCCGTTTCTTAATTCTTTCAAAATCTTGATTGTTTTTTCAGCACTTTCGTGGATAATACCAATACCACCTGCGTCTTCCCACGCTTTAATGTTCTTTGGTCTATCGTCAATCAACACAAATCCTTCTTTTGCAAATGCACCCTTTTGACTTCCACTGTAAGTGCAAGTGACCACAACTGTAGGGTCAATATACTTTCTAACCCACTTGTTTTTGTCATAAACAACCAACTCTCTGTTGACTGTTCCAGCTGCAGTTAGTATTTCCCAAGGAAGACCAGTGTGTTTGATATATCCAATCAAATCTGCATAATCAACCATAGGAGGCAACATTCCAAATAATCTCTTGTTAGTCAATTCTTCTTTTCTGAGGTCATACTCAGTGTGACCAGCATCGTCACTGGTCAATGGTTTACCCATCATTTCAGAACAACCAGCAAGGAAGTCTGCAACTACTCCGTCCATATCTACGAAGATTCTTTTCACGTTTTTCTCTTTCATTTCCATACTGTTATAATACCAAAAAGTGACACCCATTGTCAAGCCTTTTGATACTTATTTTTAGTCTATTTTTAGGGTTTTTTCGAGGGTATATGCTTCGTTTTCGTCTAAGACTCCGTCTGTAATAACTTGTCTTAAATGCACCATTTCGTGTGCAAGTGTCACATATCTTTCTGAGTCATATTTGATATAGATATCAATATGGGTTTCTTCTTTGAAATATCGAGGGTATTCTATGATTCCCTTCTGGCTAAATGAGGGTGGAAGTTTTTTTATGTATACAGTGACACCCTGTTCGTCTGCAATATTCAACTGTTCTGCAAGACTGATTGCCTTGTTCAACATTTTGTTGTCCTTGCAGTAAATTTCCACTATTCTTCCTCTTCGTGTATCTCTTCTCTTGTGTCTTCGTCAATTTCTGCACCACAAAATGGACAGTAATCTAATTCATATTGGTGTGAATCCATATGATGATACACTTCACACTCTGATTTACATGATTGACAATAAAGTCTAAATGCAAATTCTTCTTCCATTATTCCTCCTTTGGGATATAATCGTCCTCTGTTTTACCCGAATCCACCATAATAGTTTTGTATAAATTCTCAAAACTCTTTTTCTTTCCGTCAAGTGTTGCATACGGAAGTGGGTGTTTTGCTTCAGGTTGATAGAAATCTAATCCAGCAACTAGTGTTCTGACTTCTTGAAATTCTCTATCTATATTTTTAAATAAGTGTTCCCACCTTCTATCTTGAACTGATTGTTTATGTGGTGGGTTCAGATATAATCTAAACTTTTTCACTAGTCACCTTGAGAATCTTGGTGTGCAACAATAGATTCAAGTGCATCATATCCACCTATTTTTGCACCATTAAAAATGATTTGAGGGAAAGTTCTTGCATTAGGAAATTCTTCTTTCATTTCTTCTGCAGTGAAATCTACGTCTAATTGTTTATAAGTGTAGTTGAACTCTCTCTGTTCACATAATGCCTTTGCTCTATCGCAATATGGACATTGTGTTTTTCCGTAAATAATTACTGTATCGTCTTTACCCATTATTTTAACTCCTTTTGTATAAATTCACCGATTGTTTCGATGTCTGAATCAGTTAACATACCAGCTTGTGCCCACATAGTTGAGGACATTGCACCGACATTCTCTTTATTTCTGTATGCGTAGAGTCTATCTGTAATATAATCCTTTGTCTGACCTTTAAGTGCTGGAAATACTGCCATTCCCTCACCATTCTGACCATGACAGGCTGCACAACCAGCCCATAAACTTCTAATTGTAGAGAACTCATCTTTGTTTGCAAGTTCTTTCTTTTTCTGTTCAATCTCTACCACTGTTCCATTGATTGCAACATATTCTTCATAACACTCTCCCGTGCATGAATGACCACCATCAACACCAGTGTATTCTAAATCGGGATATACTTTAAACCCAAAGAACAATGCAATCGCAAATGTTCCTAATAATGCCATTCCTAATTCTTTCATACTAAATGTCTCTCCCTTGATTTTCTTGCAGTTCTAAGTCTGCCTGATTTTGTTTTATATGGTTTTGTAATACCTTTCGTTCCCTCAAGGTTTCTTACTAACAGACCATATATCGCTGCAAGTGATAATATTGCAATTGCAAATAATAGTCCTATTTCCATAATATACTCCTATAATTTAAAGTCTGCAAACGTATCGTCTGACACGTCCTGTTTAATACCCCCAATCACATAAGATTCAATCTCTGTTTCTTGTGGTGCATTCTGAAGTCCTCTACTGTTGAACCAGTGTTGTGTCCAAGGTAAAGGGTTGTTTGCACTAGAGATATCGTATATAGGGTTTAATCCTAATGCACGTAATCTCTTGTTTGCAATAAATTCTATATATTGACCCAACAATGGAACACTTAGTCCAATCATTGACCCGTCCTTAAATAAGAACTCTGCCCAATCTTTCTCTTGTTGAACTGCGTCCTCATATAACTTATACACTTCCTGTTCACAATCCTTCATAACTTTATTCATAAGTTTATCGTTCTCTTGATTCTTATATGCTTTAAGAATGTGTTGTGAGATTGCAAGGTGTTGTGATTCGTCCCTTGCAATGAAAGATATAATCTTTGCACTTCCTTCCATAAGTTTCAGTTCTCCGAATCCAAAAGAACATGCAAAGGATACAAAGAATCTGATTCCCTCTAAAATGTTTACACTTATAAGTGCAAGATATAATGCTTTATAAAGGTCATAATCGTCAACTTTTAAACCAAGTAATCTTCTACGACCAAGTGCAATAAATTCGTCATATTTTTGAGTGACCATTTCTGCACGTTTTACGATTGCTTCTTCGTCCAGTATAGTGTCAAAGATATCACTTGGGTTTGCATATACATTCTTAATGATATGAGTATATGAACGACTATGAATAGTCTCCATAAAGTCCCAAGTGATAATACAAGACTCAAGTTCAGGCAAAGTCACGAAAGGTAAGAATGCTATGGACGGAGCTCTACCTTGAACTGAGTCGAGTAAGGTTTGATACCTCAAATTAGAGGTAAATATATGTTTTTGTGCTTGTGTTAATTGTTGATAATCACTTCTATCTTTTTGAAGAGATACTTCTTCGGGTCTCCAAAAGAAACCTAATTGTGTTTGTGTAAGTTTATCAAAAATAGGATATTTGAACTCGTCAAATCTTTGCGTGTTCAATTCTTCACCAAAGAACATTTTATTCTTAGTGAAGTCTATCTTATTTTTGTTAAAAACTGTCATTTTTCTTTTTCCTTAAATGTTAAGTAATTATTTGCAAATTCACTACGTGGTGCATATTCACATGATTCGTATGAATCTACAAATTCTTTGTATCCATTCTTCAATTCATCAGGTGCATTCTCTTGTGTATGATACCTTGATAATCTTCCGTCATATTCTAAAGGCATAGGATACTTTGTAAGGTCATGCTCTAAGTTTTTGTCCTCACCTGGCCACCTATTTTTAGGGTGTCTACTAAACATTCCCTCTGCATTAAAGAAATGACAAAATATGTGATAACTATAATCACCTATCAAATAATCTCTCCAGTGTGCAACATTAGGCCCTTGATATACTAATACGTCACCAACCTCTAATGATATTGGAATTGACTTTCTTTGTCTATTAGGTATTCCTTGAGTTTGCTCTTGCATTGTCTTGGTCACGTCATGGTCAACCCAATTCTTAGAATTATCAACCCATATCACCCATGGTTTACCATCGTCTGTTTGATAATCTAAACAAACAGTTGTAGATATCTCACAAGCAGGTCTATCTCTATGTGAAGATAGATATGCACCTCTGTCATATTTTCTAGTGTAAGAGTAAGTTTCCCTTATATCTATATCAAGAACACCTCTAAGTTTATCACATAGGTATCTATTTAATGCAACACCCCATGGAGAACAGTAAGCACCATCAGATTTTCCTATAGAATTTTTTGGTGAATTAAATGTTATGTCATTAGTTTCACGTTTGAATATTGCACCATGAACATGTTCTCTATGTTCTGCAGTTTTCCATGTATCCAGTGTCATGTTTATGATATCTTTAGGAATGAAATCCCTCAATACAACATATCTATTTTTTACAAAATCTGCAGTAAGTCTATTTGTATTCCATGGATATTTTTTTATCTTTCCGTTAGACTCTTCTTCTATAACTAATTCTACAGTTCTATCTTCAAATGGCACATGCTTCACAATCTTCTTCTCCTTCATCACTACTCACTGAATCCAACATAGGTGGTATGTAATCATTAGACGCTGAATTAGGGTCTGTAATTACGTCTTCAGTTTTCCCGTCCATGGTGTTCTGATAATAACTTGTCTTCCACCCGTATTTATATGTGTTAAGTAAATCCCTTGCCATTACTGATACTGGAACTTCTCCGTTCTCATAATTCTCGGGATTGTAAGACCAGTTTCCACTGATTGCTTGGTCAAAGAACTTCTGCATGACTGCAACTACATTGATATATCCTGTATTATCAGGCATATCCCATAGTAATGTATAAGAGTTCTTCAATATAGAATATTGTGGAACTACCTGTTTAAGTGTTCCTTTCTTACTCTTCTTAACACTTAGGTGGTCACGTGGTGGTTCAATACCATTCGTTGCATTAGAAACGACACTAGAACTCTCTGACGGCATTTGTGCAGTCAATGTTGAGTGTCTTAATCCATATTGTTTGATATCTTTTCTGAGTTTTTCCCAATCCATATTGAGTTTATTTGGAACCAACTCGTCTACGTCTTTCTTGTATGTATCAATAGGTAAGATTCCGTCATGATATTTTGTTCTGTTGAAATCTATACATGCACCATTGATTCTTGCAAGATTGTTTGACGATTTAAGAAGATAGTATTGGAATCTCTCTGTTAGGTCATGAACCAGTTTCCAAGCTTGAGGGTCACTATAATTGACCTTATTTTTTGCAAGGTAATGTGCCAGCCCTATATAACCAATACCAAGACTACGTCTTGCAATGGTTGACATTTCTGCAGCTTTTACTGGATACTCTTGGAAATCTATCAGTTCTTCAAGTCCTCTCACTGATAAATCACAAAGAGATTCCAACTCTTCTTCTTTAACAATACCAACATTGATTGCACTTAAAATACAAAGTGCAATCTCACCACTCCCTTCAATATGTTGAATAGGGTCTGTAGGTAATGTTATCTCTTGACATAGATTACTCATGTTCACTTTATCTTTAAATGAACTATGACTATTACTATGGTCTATATTCATGATATAAATTCTACCTGTCTCTGCACGTTCTTTTAATAAACTAGAGAATAGTTCTCTTGCATTGACTTTAGTTTTTGGAATAGAATATGCATTCTCATACTTTATATACAATTCGTCAAACTCGGGTGTTCCAAATGCATCATACAATCCTTCCACCTCGTGTGGTGAGAATAATGTAATGTCTTCATTCTTTAGAAAACGTTGATAAAAGAGTTCACTTAATTGTATTGAGTAGTCAAGTTTACGAACTCTATTATCTTCTGTTCCCTTGTTATTCTTTAATACTAGAATGTCTTCTATTTCTTGGTGCCATATTGGGAAATGGACTGTCGCACTTCCTCCTCTGACACCATTTTGGGTGCAACATCTAACAGTTGATTCAAATTTCTTAAGGAAAGGTATGACTCCAGTATGTTGGACTTCACCTCCTCTAATTCTTGAACCAAGTCCTCGTATTCTTCCTGCGTTAATTCCGATACCAGCTCTTTGTGCAACATATTTTCCAATCGCCATATCACTTGAGAAGATACTGTCGAGAGTGTCGTCTGTATCGACAAGGACACACGATGCAAATTGTCGTAAAGGAGTTCTAACTCCAGCCATGATAGGGGTTGGGATATTGATTTTGAATGTTGAGATTGCGTCATAGTATTTTTTGACATACTCTATTTTGTCTCCTAGTTCACCACCATACTTTTTGAATAAAGTCATGGCAATTAACATATACATGAATTGTGGTGTTTCATATACCAATCCACTTGACCTATCTTGCACTAGATATTTGTCTACTATTTGTTGTAATCCAGCATATGTAAATGTAAGGTCACGTGAGTGTTTGATATATTTGTCTAATGTTTCTAACTCTTCTTCCTTATACCATTTCAATATGTCATCGTCATATACTCCGTATTCTATGTTTCTCTCAATGATATCTTTAAGAGGTGGATAGATTTCTGAATCCTTCCACTTTGTATTAAAGACTTGTTTTTGAATTGCAAATAGAAGTAATCTAGCTGCAACAAATTGATAATTTGGTGACTCTAATGATATCAAATCACTTGCACTTTTGACAAGTATCTTTTGAATTTCTTTTGTTGTGATTCCGTCATAAAATTGTAAACCACTGTTCATTTCTACCAATGACTCTGATACACCTGTAATCTTCTTACAGGCTTTGTGAACCATTTTATGGATTTTATCTAAATCGATTTCTACTTTTGACCCGTCAGATTTTAAAACTTTTATGTCTGAATTCATACCTTCTTATACTCCTGTAATTTTGCTTTTGCTGAAAGGCCACTATAAGTATTAGAATTTATAATTTCAATTATATCATTCTGACTCAAACCACCAATTACCATATCATTAATATCTTTATACTCACTCACTCTTCTTTCATTCCATATGCACACTTTATAGCCGAGGTCTATTACCTCTTCTATCTGTTTAATTATTTGTGCATTTCGTGGTTCGTTGTCATAAATGATTACTGCATTTTCTTTTAACGAGTCATCTAGTTTTTTGAAATCACTACCACCGACTGCAATACTGTTTGGTAGGAATAAACTGTCTATAGGCCCTTCAGTCACATAAACAGTTTTAGTTTTGTCCACATTTCCAATGTTATAGATGAGTGGAACGTCATCTAGGAATCTCATGGTCAAGTATCTGAGGGGTGAATCATTTATTGCACGACCCGTGACACCAACTAATTCCCCATTCTCGTCTATGAATGGTAATACAACTCTTGGGTCATTCCCCAACACTCTATCCTTATACTTAGGTGATAATAAACCTAGAGATTGTGCCTGAGGTGTGAACCAAAGTTCATCAATTCTTTCTTTTGGAATTTGTCTACGTTCTACAAATTCTTGTGCAACGACCTTATCGGTCACTTTAAAAGCTACTGCACTCAAATCGACTTTCTTCATATTTAGTAATTCTTTATTTGGAGTGAACTTGAATTCGTTTGCACTCAACATTTTCTGAGGTTTCTTAGGTTTCTTACCTGACTCAGTCAACCACTCCTTTAGATACTCCTTATGAATAACTGGGTAATGGTCTTTGAGAAAATTAACAGAAGAGGTGGAGTGACCACAATTGTGACATTTATAGACAAAGTTTTGTCCTATCGTAAAGTGAAATCCACGTGCCTTGAACTGATTTTTTTGGGAATCACCACAATAGGGACACCGATGATTCAGTGTATTGTCGTTCTTCCATTTTCCCTGTTCAACGAGTGAAACAATACGGGAAAGATATTTTCTCTCTAACCATAGCATACATTCATTATACTATGAAGAGAGAGAAAATACAAGTGGGTTTTAGCCGTCTATTTGAGCTTGTAGTTCTGCTTTTTGAGTTGTCCAAGCTGCATGAGCAGCGTCGAATGAAGCCTTGGCTGCGACATATCCGTCTGTTCCTTCTGCATGACCACCATCAGTAAATGTTGGTTCTGCTGAATTCAACCTTGTCATTCTATCTGCAAGACTAATTCCGTCTGCGATTGTTTCTTCTGACATGTGTTTCTCCTGTTAAATTTAACCTTTTATTTAGTTTTTTTCGGAACTCTTATGACTGTTGGTCTATCCAAAACTCTAACAACTCTTGGAGATTTACCACTTGGATTGTATATAAGTGCAACACTAGTCACTAATAATAACACTGCTAGTGGGTCAAACACAAAAATAAGTGCAAAAATCACCCATCTAATTGCATTGTCAAGATACTTGACAGACTCTTCTTGACCATAAATGACCTCTGCAATATACTGTATAGGGCCAACTTCACGTTCAAAGTTCAATAATTCTTGTTCTATGGGGAACTTTTCCTCTCTCAATACCTGTATTGTATCATATATGGTATCGATTTGACTATTGTATTCTTCTATTTTTACTATTTTTTCGTCTGCATCTCCAGTCGAGAGGTCTTGTAGTCTACTAATTTCTGCATTCGCAGTGTCTATAGTGTTCTGAGCAGACTCTCTATATTTGTCTATATTACTCTGTTGTTCTTTGATATCTGCACGTATTTGTTCTCTTTGAGGTTGTTGAGAAGTATATAATTCGTCTGCTTGTGCAACATAGTCAATGACTTGAACCTCGTCATTAAACACTCCCTCGTTCACTGTAATCGTCTCTACACCCCTGTTTCTGAGTTCAGCTACCTGAGTATCCAGTGTTGTCAATTCAGCACGTAAACTATCGATTTGACCTTGTGCAAAGTCAATATCCCCTTGAACTCTATCCCATGCACCATCTCTAATCTCTATTTGTGCATTGACTGAATCGGATACGTCTAATCCACCTGAGTTTAAACCTGATATTCTTTCTTCTAATAGTGTAATTTTGTTCTGTTCTCTTGAAATTTGTCCGTCAATCTGACCAATTTCTTGTTGTGCTGAGAGAGTTGCATATGAAGTATCCGAACTTGCTTTTGCAAGATATCCAAAAATACCTAATGAGGTAATTAACATTAACACTACAACACTTACTACCAAATAATACTTAAAGTAATTTAGTTTCTCCCAAAACAAGTGAAGATAGGCTGCACTGACAATCTTACCAAATTCTAATGCACCTGCCATAATGACAATACCTAAGAATGCACCACTGAATATGGTTGCAAGCCCAAGAACTGAGAAATATGCAGCTATGCCTGCTATTCCTAAAGACGTAAAAAGGGCGAGGTAATTCAAAAATTTCATAGTTTATTAAATGTATCGTCTTAAGAGTTTATACATGTTATCTGTATCATATCTCTTATCACGTTTCTTTTTCATTGTAGGAGGCATTGCAATTGCACCTCCTGTTGAGTTCATAGGTGCGTCTTCGTTTATCTCTTCGACTCTCATAAACTCAAATAATTCTTTTCCAAGTTTAATACCTGCTTCATAATCTGAAGGGTAATGTAAACCTGCGATAACTCTTCCGAATCCACTAATCTTTGCACCTTTCATTATCCCAGCACTATGTTGGGGATACAGTTTACTGTAATATAGTCCAATCACATAAGGTTGAGTGGTGTGTCCACTGGGATAAGAAGGTGTTTTAGAGGTCTCGGTCACAAATCTATCGAATTCCATACCTAAGTGTTCTGCAACTTGATATGGTCTTGCACGATTAAAATGGTTTTTGTGGTGTTTGATTACTGGACTACATTGACCTCTAATGAAATCTATAGTGTCCTGACTATATTCCAATTCATTTTCGTCCATATATTGTTTGATATAGTATGAAGCGTCTTCGTCACAATTTATATATTGACGTTTTTGTTCTGCAGTTGCACCTTTGACTAACTTCTGAATCTCTTTGATTTCGTCTACAACTTTCTGACCTTTAGGTGGAGCTCCTAACATTATAGTTTCCCAACCTTCGTCCCATAATGTAAGTTTCTTATACTTGGGTTTCTTTAGGTCTTGTTGTTTACCAAAAGTAAGTTTATCTATTTCTTGTATTGATTCAATAAACATCATCTGCAGTCACTAAGACTCTCTCCGTGTTTGCATAACCAATGTATGTCTGAATACCATATATCTTTTCATATTCACTGACAATGTAAACCTCGTCTTTGTGTTGGTGTATCATTTCACCCTGTTCTTTGATTGGGAATCTAATTTTATAAGTTTCCCCTTCGTTTAGTTTACCTACATTGATTGACTCACTGATTGTTTCTGCAGTGAGTATTTCTTGTTCTTTTAGATATCTGTAGAATTTCTCATATAGTTCTTCCCCTTGTTCATTGTCAAGTTCTGCTTCTTCTTTTAGTAGTAAAAGTGCAATTGCATATGAGGCGAATTGTGTTTTTCCGAAAGGAACTTTTGCAATAATTTTCTTTAGATTGAATACAAGTCTATGTAAAGGTGTGAGTGAAGCTTTCTCTGCTTTGGTAAATGGGTCGTTTGGAACCATTTTCCCGTCTTCATTCTCAATTTTCTTGATTCTATTTCCGTCTTTATCAATAAAACCAAACTTGTATGCCTTCATTTTATTGAAGGGTGTTGTTAACATCTTCAATATACGAAAGACTATAAGTGTATCTACGATTCTCATAGAACTATTTATGTTTTTTTAAAGGTCTCTTAAACGTTCTGCAAGATTTAAATCAATAGGTATCTCCGTTTTCCAACCTTCTTCTATGTATTCTAGGTATAATAACATAGTTTTTATGGAAGACCAGTAGTTATCGTCCTTGATTTTGAACTCTAACATTCTCATACATGGGTCATATCCAAAGACATTGAATAGACAAATAAGGTGATTTAACATAAGACGCTCACGAAGTTCTCCATTTTCGTGGTATCTATGCAATAGACGTTTTAAATATCGGAATCTGCGTAGGTCTTCTTGGAAGTCCTCAATGTCTTCACACTGAGGGTCATCATAATGCTTCATTGCATATGCAGAAAAGTTCTTTGCAGTTAATTTATCAAATAGACTCATGTTATATTATGTAGGTGTCCCCGAAGGGAAGTAATAGGACAATCCGTGTCCTACTACCTTAAACTAAAGAACCGATAACTTTATAAGTTCCGTTGTCGTTCTGTTCGTATTTCACATTTAGTGATACGATTTTTTCTTCTCTTTCAAATTCGTCATGAGGTGTATCAACTGTTTTACCAGTAATAACTCCATATCTATTGAATTGAATGTCGAATGAACCTTCTTCTGATGCAAACTCTAAGTCTGATTCACCAGTTTTATTAAGTCCTAATAGAGAAAGTTTTGCTTCCATTTGTGCAACAGCAGCTTTTGGATTCAACCATTCTGACACTGCAGTTTGTCCTAAGATTGCATTAACCTTAGCTTTAACATCTGCATCGTCTATATCATGTGGGACTTTTTCTGAACTTAGTCCAGCTGCACCCACAAAAAATGCGTTAGAATCTGTTGGAATCTGAGCTCCACCCTCTTCCAAGATAAAGTTTTTAAATGTTTTCATAATTTATCCTCTATTAACTATCTGCTAATACTGTATCGTCATCAACATCAGGTGTGTTCACGTCTGAGTCGTCATCAAAGTCTGCAACGTCTGAACCCATAGAACCTGAAGACATTGCAACCAATGTTTCAAATTGAGTTCTTGACCCTACTACTTTTCTTAATACCCAACCTTCAGAATTTACACCAGCGTTTGCACCGACTTCAGCTGTATCAGCACCATAACATTCCGCTTTATCAGCGTCTGTTAGATATTTTGGTTTAGAAGCTTCGTTATCTAATAATCCCCAAAGTGCCATGTTTTTCTCCTAGTTGTATTATGCAACCCTTAAGATTGCTTTAAAAGCCTTTTCAAAAGACTTTTTGTCCTTTTGAAGTAATTGTAAGTATTTAGTCCTAATGGGTGCTCTAACAGACATTAAAGCGTCATGAACTTTCACTGCATCTGCATTTTTTACCTTAATCTTCTTCATATCGTCTGTTCGGACTTCACCATCTTTAGTTCCGTCTTTAAACTTACGAAGTTGCATTAATATTGCAGCGTCGGGTCTGTTTTGAACCCCTTTTGCTTTGGATTGGAATGCATCTAAAGCTCTTTGATACACTTCGTCTTCCTCTGCTTCGGCATACTTACCTTTAGCCATTGTTGATATTTTCATCAACTTTGACTTTAAATCTTTTTCGTTCTTTGCTTGTGATACAGCACGTGCAATCTTTTTATTACCTGCGTCTGACATCATTCCAAAGTCACCAATCTTTTCCATGACTGCATTGACTTTTTTTGCGTCTGCTTTAACGTATCCGAGTTTCTTAAGTTTCTCTTTAAACGTTCTGTATCTTGCGTCTACTTTATCCATTATGAGTTTATGTCTATTTCCCCGTCATATGAACCTTTTTTAATCTCTTCTGCATACTTCAAACAACCTAAGTATGCATCGTTTATAGGTTGCCATATACCATTAACAGCATCTACTGTATTAGGATATTGTAAGTCTGAATGTATTTTGTCTAATTTTACCAATGCATTTTGGATTTTATAAACTGTTTTGAGTTCTTTTGTTTTGTTAAACTCCTTTCCGTCATACTTACTTTTCTGTTGGTAATTACCATTGTATCCAAGTTTCTCGTCTAGTTGAACTTCTTCTCCCCTCATTTTCTGTTGGGTTATCATTTTAGTTTCAAGTCGACCAATCATTTGAATAATTGTATCTCTTGCTTTTAAAATTGATTCGTATTCGTAATTGTATTGTTTATCAGATAATGTTTTATCACCTGTTTTTACAATCTTTTGATATCCTTTCAAGACTTTTTGCATGTCTTTAGACAATGCTTTCATCATCTTGACTTCTTTTTCTTGAACCTCGTTAATGAGGATATTCTTTGAATCTTCTATAAGTTTTCTAGACATTAGGTTGCACCATACATATCCTTACCATTCGAATACTTCTCCATTCCTTTCTTCAGGTCGTCATAGACTTCATTTCTCATGTCCATAAGACCTTTAGGCATGTGACCATATTCGTTATGCATTTTATCGATTAGTTGTAATTTTTTAAATGAATTTTTGTCACCCATTGTTTTTGCAATGTGTATAAGTGATTTAGTGTGTTCGTTTCTATCGGTAAGTTTTGCAACTTTATCGATATCACTTTGTTTGAATTCTTTTTTCTCTTCAAGGTTTTGAGATTCCCACATTTTTCTGTATGAATCCATAACAGTTTCTTTTTTCTCTTTTTCTTTCTTAGAGATTGCAATTGCAGCTTGTTGAGCTCTTGATACTGCTTCTGCTTTGATAGGTTTAAATCTACTTCTCTTAATTTTACCACTTGGTAATTTGTTGAATCCTTTGAATCTTTCTTGCACGTTATCACCTTGTTTTAGAGTTGCCTTTACTGGTGAATTATCAGGTGTATGTTCAGGATTATCTTTGAAATACCATTCTCTAGGCATTTGAACAATTTTATTTCCTTTGAACTTTAATACACCACCAGTCCAATCTGATAAGTGTTTCATGAGTAGTTGATTCATGTCCATACCAGCTTTAAGTCCGTTTCTCTTTGCATACTCAGCTGACCTTTTCATGTAATCGTCACTATGTTTTTCACCATCATATTGGTCAACTTCTCCACCTTTGGAGATAGTTTGTAATGTTCCTAAATCATCAAAGAATGAATCGTCACCAAAAATGTCATAAATCATATCTGTAAATTTATGAACTGTTTTAGCGTCTTTTGCAATATTCTTTTTATCTATAACTTTTTGTAATTTTACTAATTTTGGATATGAATCGGGAACTGCCCATGTTCCTTCTTGTAGGTTTACACCTTCAGGTATGTAGTCCATGTTTAAAAGTTCTTTAACTTTACCCCATGCTTCTTTATACCTTCTACCCGATTGAGTGTTCATAGTGTATAATGCATCTAATATTTCTGACTGTTCGTTATCAGAAAGTCTACCGATTAATTTATTATACTTTTTAAATACGTCTGTTCCTTTACCTTCACCTAGGTTGTCACCCATTTTTTGCATCATTCTTTGTGCAAGGTCAACAAGTGTAGAGATATTGGATTTCTCCATTTTCTTCTTGTTTGAGTCGTTTACTTTGTTGTAGATTTGATTTATCATTGAAGCAGTAAACATATCAATCATTATACCACCAACTTTCTTTGCACCTTTAGTGTCAACTATCTTTTGGATATCAGGCATAAGATTCTTACCTTCTGACAATGTTCCTTCATCAATAATTGACATTATGAAGTCTTCTGCATCGTCTTTACTACCTACTTCACCTGCTTGTGAAGCCCATGTTAGTAATTCGTCTTCTACTTTTTTAGGTAAATCTTTATCGTTTTTTCTGAGTGAGTCAATTGCACGTTTATGTTTTGTGATAAGTTTTTTCCAATCTCTGTCTCTTGGATACATTTTGATTACTTTTTTGTAATCTTCGTCTAACATATCAAATGAATCTCTGAATGATTCTTCGTTTGCGAACTTAAGTGCATACTGAACTTCTTTTGATTTTAGGATTTTGTTTCCGTAATAGTCTTTGATAGCTTTGATTGCTATATCCATTGCACCACCGAGGTCTAATGCAACCTCGACTGCTTTTTTGATTACTTTATCTTTGACTTTGTTTCTACGGAAATAGGTTTGAATCTCACGACCTGTAAGTTTCTGTTTTCCGTAAGGGCCGAGTGCATTGACTTTCCCGTCCTTATCTAATACTTTTTTAGCTTCGTAAAAAAGGTTCATGACTAATCCCCTGACATTTTAACAGCAACTGATACTGCTTTCTTAAATCCCTCTTTGTCTCCAGTAAGGATAACATTGAATTGACCAACTGAAGCAATCTTTTCGATTTCTACGTTGTCAACAAAACTCTTAACTTTGGTTGCAAATTGTCTTGCTTCTGCTTTGTCATGAAATACGAATGAAACATTTGCTTCGTCAATTTCTTTCATTTCGTATTTTTTCTTTTTAGAAGAATCACAAGTTCCTTCTTCGACTTGTTCTTCTTTTTCACCTTTGTAGTTCTTGTCTATGTAATCGAAGAACTCTTTTTTCTTATCATTAGATAATTCAGCAGGTGAAGTGACACCAAATTTCTTTAGTGTTGCTTTAAAGAAGTCTTCATATTCTTTAGACATCTTTAAGATTTTCTTTGAATCTTCTACGAGTGATTTAGGTAGGTCGTGTATCATTGTTCTAGTTCCCCTTTTTCAAAATAGTTAAACATTTTCTGTTTACCTTCTTCGTTAAGTCTTAACTGTTTTGCAAGTCTACCTAACATGTTTCTTTCTACGAGTTTTTCTGTTGTCTTTTCTACTGATTCTTTTACTGGAGTTTCTTCAACCTCATCTTTAAGAGGTTTGATACCTTGGTCTTTGAACATTTTCATTAACTGTTTGTTCGTTGCAAGTCTAATTTTGTTATCTTTACCAAGTGCTTTTACAGTGTTCATGAATCCTTTAGGATTTTGTTTCTGCATAGCTTGAACAACCTTTACACCAGTCATGTTTAACATTTTTGCAACACCATAACCAGCGTCTTTATCACCACCAAGATTGAATAACTTATCAATCATTTCACCAGCAGATGCTTCTAAGATTACATCTTCGTCAATGTTAACAGACTCTAACTCTTCTATTTCAGGAAGTGTATCTTCCTCAAAAGAATGGTTTAGTTCTTCTTCAATTTGGTCATTAAGAATCTCGTCTGCAGACTTTTCTACACTACCTTCTTTTAAAGCAATGTGTCCACGGACTTGTTCTAGTTTTTCTTTCCAGTTTTCTGACTTATAACTCATAACAGTATTATTTATAATATTTAAAAGGTCACGCCTTCATAATTGATTTAATTTTTCCCAAGTAAGAGTTAGAATTAACTGTATCTACCTTTAAGGACTTTATTTCTTTAATTTTATTTAGTGCAGTATTATATGAGATTTCTTCGTTCTCATATCTCTCCAACATTTCACATTTAAAACTTCTACATGTGTAAGGTCTATTCTCATAAATTTTACACTTATTATCCCTTTTTAAGTGTTCACAATTAGCTTCAAATGGATATACAAAATGATTTTTAGTTTTATGGATTGTTATTGTAGGAATTACTCTATACTCTTTTCTTATTGGTCTAGAGAAATATTTTGTTTCTTTTTGTTGTAAAACGAGTGCCTTAAACATGACTCCATTACAACACATTGCACAATCAAGACATAGATTTTTTGACATTTTCTATTCTGAGGATTAAATCCTCTTCACCTTTTAATAATCTATGATACTCGTCTCTAAGTATAAAATAATCTTTTCCTGTTTCTAAATCAAAAGGAAGTTCGTCATCTTTCTGCAATTTCCAACCCGAACCCCTTAAAACATGAACACTTCTATTACTATCGTCCCTATGCCATACCAATTCTTGTTCTTCTACGTCCCTTTTAAACGTTCTAATGACGTATTTTTTACCCGTTCCGTGTTGGGTGTATTCTGTATCAATGTAAGGTTTAGTCATCAACTTCGGGGTCGTAGTTGTCTGTTTTTTGTTTGTATCCATAGAAACTTCCTTCCTTTTCTATATCAAATAACCCTTGCACGAAGTTCTCTGCAACATTCTCAGCATATGTTTCTGAATGATTGTGGACTTTTCTTGTTTCTTTGAAATCGTTTTTGTATAGGTCGACTTCTAATCCTTCTTTTTCTTTTCGGATAACTGCTTTTCTGCCATTATCCCAATATTCACTTATTATCATTATATACTCCTACCAGTAAAAGTTTCCTCCGTCACTAAGACCTAATTGTTTTGCATAATAAGGTAATCTACATGCCCAGTATGATGCAGTAGTCTTATCCTTTTGTTGTGAACATTTATGTCTAGCTGCAAAGGATTTTCTTGCTTTCTCGTTTCCGAGTTTCACTTTGAGACCTGTAGTGTCTCCCCATGTGACTTTTTTAATCTTCTTAGTTTGTGGGTCTCTAACATATACATAGTATTTCTTAGGGCCACCTGCTTTTGGTTTGTTAAGTTCGGGTTCTTCTTCTTCGATTAATTCATATTGTGGACAATCAAGTGGAACTAACTCCCCCTCATATACTTCGAATTCCCCTATATCTGTATCTAAAATGTTCTTATCTACTTCAGTGAGTTTATATCTGTCTTCTGCAACTAATCTACGGACTTCATTAATTGTCTCAAAATACATCATTGAACCCAAACGAAATGGATTGTCAAGTATGTTAGTTTTTTCCTGTTGAAGTGTATCGAGTGTTTCGTTTATTGCAATTTGAGAGAATGTTTTCTTTGAATTATGATATGCTTTTTGATTCTCTTTAACGTATTTCTCTACTTTTTGACCAGGCGTATCTTCTTGATATGCTTTCCTAGTTTCGTCTGTTCCCTGTTCGTGAACTCCGTTGTCGTGTTTATTTCCTGCCATTTGGAAGTAGTCCTTTCTCTTTCAATTTTCTTAGTCTTGGTTCTGTTCTATTGTATTTTTGTGATACAATTGAAAGATTAGACTTATCATTATTCATAGGATTGTTATCTTTATGGTGAACGTCCTTTCCTTTTATGTCCTTTCTATCTTTAAGACTTCTACGTGCTTCATTTCTTTTTGCACGTCTTTTGATTTGTTCAGGTTTAGAGTGATAATTCTCATACTCTTTTTTGTAATCTCTTTCTTCTGATTGTTGTTGTTTTTCTGCAGCCTTTCTTTCTGCGTCACGTTTTGATTTGATTTGTTTATCAAGTGTTTCTTTTTCTTTTTGTCTGTTGATTTTTTCTGTTTCTCTTTCGTGTCTATCTTGAAGTGCTTCTAGTTCGTCAACATGTCTTTGTTTCATTCTTTCAAGTTCTTCGACCTGTTTTGCTTTTAGAATTGCTGCGTCTTCAGCTGCATTTTCTGATAAATCATTTCCTTCTAAGTTATCACCAAACTTAAGGAATAGTTTATTATTCTTTTGTTTCTTATCAGTGACTTTTGCATTTACGTATGAACCTAATTGATTCATAATTGCAATTCCACGTTCTTGATTCTTTTCTATTTCTTTGGTGACTTTTTTTTCAATCATTTTTAGAACAGTTTTTAACACTTCAAGTCTTGGTGCAACGTATTTACCTTCTTTGATTTCTTCACTCATAACAAGTGAAGATAATTGATTGACAACAACTGATATCTGAGTAGTGTTCATTGTTGATAACACTTCTAATTGTTTTCTAGTAAGACCTTTAACTTTCTTAAGTGCCTTTTTGATATCAACTGCTTCTTCCATTGATTCTGATTTACCTTGAACTTTCTTTGCAAGGTCTTGGTCTGCACCACCCCATGTTCCTTTAGATTTAGTCACAAAGGAATTGACGCGTGCATGTCCCCATTGTTCAGGTGTAGTTCCAGGCCTGTGACCTGATTTCCAAGCTGCAACTCCACGATTATAGACTTGTTTTAGAATACCAAAAGGCATTCCAGTCTTCTCTGCTTTTTTCTTTAGTGAAGTGTCTGCATTCTCTCCGAACATTTTCTTATACTTCTTAGTGTGTTGTGAAGGTTTAGTTTCTGCAGACTTATCGCCTGGAGCAGGTTCATATGCATTATCATTATCGTCATCTTTCTCTGCGTTTTTAGCAAAGTGAGCTGCACGTTTATCTTTTGTAGACTTAGACATTTCGTCCCCGTCTGCGTCTTTTGCATAATATTTCTTAGGTTGAGTTCCTTTCTTGCCCTCGATATCTTTATCCTGTTGGGTTCTTCTTATCTTTTCTCTTAATATTTGTTCCAAATACATAATACTATTTATGACCTTTTTGCGTCTAACTCTGCTTGTTTCCATGCAAGTGCAAGTTTATTTTTAGGGAATGAAGTAGACCAACCTAATAGTCTTGCATAGAGTTTGTTTGCTTTCTTCTCTAGTGTTCCAATATCATCGTCATTTGTCACTTCAACAAAATCTTTTTTAAACATAGATTTAAATAAATCTGCATTTTTTCTAGAAGCTTCCCAATCCTTTTTAACTATTTCAGGTGGTAATTTTCTTGCACGCATTTCATTTCTCTTTTGTGCATTTTCAAGACTTGCACTAACGAATATCATTTTGTATTCGTATCCGATTTTATCTAACATTTTTTTGTAGTTCTTAATCTTGTTTGAATCGGCACTTGTAGTGTCAAATATCATTCCAAGTCTGTTGTTGATATATGAATCCATATTCTTTTTGGTGATATCTTTTGCACGTTTTCTAATTGGGTCACGTAAATCTGCAGGCATGTTTCTTAAATCTAATCCTAATCCTGCTTTCTTTAATCCTGTTTCGAATGCTTTATCAGTGTTGACCATTTTTAAACCAAGTGCAGTCAACCCTAGTTTTTTCACAACTGTTGACTTACCACTGCCTGGCCCACCCATTAGGAAAACTGCTTTAAAGGTGCCTGGGTCGTAAACACCCTCGTCTATCAAATCTTCTACCATGTAGTGTGGTAGTGTTGATTCTGCAATACCCATTCCTTTACGGATATCGTTATAAAGTTTCTGAATCAGTCCTTTGTTTTTGGTTGGAACACCTTGTTTGAAATTATCAAAGTCACCTGCTTCTGCATATCCTCTGAGTTTACTTGCAGACATTCCACTGACATCATCTGCATCAGGGTCACGTTCACCAGCTGATACTATATTGATTTCGTCAAACTTATAGAATCCGTGTCTTGCTTTTACACCATTATATTTGTTTAAAAGTGTATCAAACTCTCTCACTCTATCTGACCCAACAACCATTTTGATTCTAGTGTATTTCTTTTTATGTAATTCTGTTGCAATCTCGAATACTGTTCTTGCGTTTACGTCTGCAACAATCTTTCCAAAGAAGTTTCTAAGGTATTTAATTTTATCTCTATGATTGAGTGGATTCTTTTGTTTGTCGTTTGAGTGTGAAGTGAACAACAGAACGTCATCACCTTTTGATTCTTTTTTAAGTTTATCTACTAACTTTGCATGACCTGTAGTAGGTGGATTGAAACGACCAAAGGTAAACACTGCACCTTTCTCTTTTGCTTCTACCAAAAATCCATTAAACGTTTTCATTACTTATCCCAATTTTTTTGTGCAGTAAAGTTGTTGTATGCAAACTCCATTCTATCTACGAGTTTGACTGCACTTCCTGTTTTATCGATTGCAACGTATCCTTCGGGATTGACTACCTCGAAACCATTTGCAGTCTTTTTGAAAGTTCCGATACTCTTTACTCTATTTAGGGATTCTATAATCATTTGTTTTGCAACAACCAAGTGTCCCATAAATGCAGTAAGATTAGTTATCATTTTCTTTAAACTTCTAAGTTCGTTATAGAGTTGTTCACCGATTTCTCTTTTGATTTCTTTTGTCTTTTCTGTTTTGACTTTACCAACTACCTTATCTCTCCAGTAGTTTTCGAAGTGTTTCATGTATCCGTCATAGGTTGGTTTATATGAACCACCTCTAATAAGTGTATTACAATATGTTTTGTATGATGCACCAGCACCTTTTCTACCTATCTCACCTTGTATTTCCATGAACTTAACTAAGTCTTTTCTTTTGATTCCATGAAAGGCTTTACCTGTTTTAGATAATTCTTGTGTAAGTGCAAGTGTTTCTTTTGCAGTCATTGAACCTTTACCACTGACATCTTTATACGTTGCATCGTCAATCCATACGTCTGAACTGTTTCCTAGTTTGGATATGTTAGCACCAAAACTTGCAGATAGGTCTTCTATAGTTCCACCAGTGTAAGTAGTGTGAAATACGATTCCCATTTTAGAGTTTGCAATCTTTTTACCCAAGTCTGATTCTATATTGACTGCATACATGATTGTGTTAGGTTGGAATGTGACAAAAGACTTTCCGTCAATCTTCTGCATTTTCTTATCGTTGGTATACATTAAATCACCTTGCATGATTGTATTCCAAGATAGTTTAGACAAACACTGGAATGAAGTCAAGAATTTTTCTTTCAATGCACCACTTAATTCGTCTGCCTTTTTGATTTCTGATTCTGAAGTGTAAAATTTGGGTTCTTTGTTAAAGAGTGATTTCTTTGCAACAAAGAATTGATTAGTTTCGGGGTGTAAACCACAAAAGATAGCAGGAGCTCCGTCCCACTTAACAGTCATATTAACACTTGATTTGGAATTACCCTTCAACATGTCTCTAAGACCCTGTAAAAAGTTTATAGCTCCACGACCACCATCAATCCCTTGATTGATAATCTCGTCTTCTAAGTGTTCTAAATGTAGATTTTTTGCACCCATAATAGTAATTATACCACAATCTTGGTGGTATTACTACTATTTATGGGAATTTCTAACCTGAAACTTGGTCAACATCACCAGCTTCTTCACCTGCGATTAAATCGTCAAGGTCTGCTTGTAATGCTGCTTTTTCAGTATTAAATGCGTCAATGTTAGGAACAACTGCATCTGTCACACGTTCTTTATAAGCATGTGCAAACAACTGATTTCTTTCGTCATCTGACTTAGAGTCCCATGCAGTATCAGTGAATGTAAAACTTTCGTCATAACTAACACCCGAGTTATCAGACTGCCATTGTGTTAACCAACCTTTATATCCATCTATACCTGTAAATGATACCGCGGTAGTTTGGTCATAGGGGTTAGTGGTTTCGGTATAGCTATAGTCACCATTGACATTAGTTTCCCAATCAATACGTTTTTGAACCGCTGCAATACTATTTTGCAATTTTGTTTTAGAGTCTGCTCTTGACATAAACTATCTCCGTGAATTTATACTATTATTTAGGATTTTGAGAGTGGTGAGGAAGACAATTTTGTTTCTATTTTGTTAATTTTTTTAGATATTTTTTCAATTTCTTCCTTGTCTTTAGCAGAACGTGCCTGTCTTAAAGCCTTCTTTAACTCTATCTTTTCAGATATAGAGGATATCACATCGTGACTTTTTAAGGTCTTTTTCATAATCAACTTACCAGTATATCATTATTTATGTGTCCTGTAAAGTGTATTTTTAAACTTTAAAATCATTGAATTTTTCTGCACCTCTGTTTCTATCAAACACTGGTGTATCGTCATTATATGTTTCGTCACTATCGAATAACTCTTCTTGTGCTTCTTGTTCACAATCATAGAGTTTCATACGACTTCTATCAATACCAATCACAAATCTTTTGAATATTGTAGGGTCATTATATCTGTTCTTCAACTGTTTCACTACGAGTTGGTCTAGTTCTTCTAGTTCGTCACTGGTAATCAATGCAAACATTAAGTCTGCAGTTGCAGGCAGACCAAAACTCTCTGAAGTATCTTCGAGTCCAATATCAGTAGAACCAAATCCACTTCTTGTTGTTTGTGTTGCACTGACTAATGGAACGTCAAACTCAACTGCAAGACCTCTGAGTTCCTCTGCAATACTTTTCACTAATGTGTATGAGTTTGCACCACTTCCTGGCCTGATTCTATGGGAAGCACATATGTTCAAATAGTCAATGAATATGATATCGGGTTGAAAGTCTTTCTTGATATCTAATTCTTGTAATAGGTGTCTGAAGTGTCCTACGTGTGCAGAAGCAGTTGGATATTCTTTTACTATGAGTTTACCTTTAGTTTTGTTTTTCAACTTATCAACTTTCTTGTCAAACATTTTCTTAGACAAATCGGGTAGTTCTTTCATAGGAACGTTCATAGTGTTTGCATCGATTCTCTCTGCAATCCTTTCCTCTGACATTTCTAGTGTAATGTATAATACATTCTTGTTCATCATAAGACATGAAGCAGCTTGGTGACACATAAACAATGATTTACCAACACCAGTTCCAGCAAGAACAATGTTAAGTGTTTTATTAGGTAATCCACCTTTAGTAATCTTATTGAAGTATTCTAAATCAAACGGAATCTTCTCTTCTTCTGTATGATAGAAATCAAATCTTGCATCTGAATCTTCCAATACGTCATGTCCAATATGAGTGTCAAAGGACACGGAAAGTGCGTCCTTCAATAACTCGGGTATTTCACCAGTAGACCTTTGTGATTTTTTATCTATAACTTCGATAGAGTCCATGACTGCAATATAGATTGCTCTATCTTTGCACCATTTCTCTGTTTCGTCTATTAACCAATCACTAGGGGTTTGGTCTTTCTCTTTACCAATTTTATCAACAATAGTTTTTGAACCCTTTACAATATTCTCATTTAATGAGGTATTGTTATCAAGGTTTATGAGAAGTGCTTCTACTGTTGGTGGTTTAGTATACTTCTGAAAGTATTCAAATATTTCATTGAATATAGTTCTTTCTTCAGTATCGGCAAAATACTCCGATTTAATGAATGGGACACACTTTCGTGCAAACTCTTCACTCTGAATCAGATTCTTGAGTATCGTCTGTTCTATTCTCGTTTCCATATTTAAAGTATCCTTCTACTACTTTTTCGAGTCTTTCCATTACATCGTCTGTAAAGTATTTCTCGGGGTTGTTGTTAATAGTTTTACCAAATTCTGTTTTACCATTTGGTAATTCAATTCTTGTTGAAGACTTCTTGAAGATACCACTTGCAAGTGCAAGGTCTAAAAGACCATAGTATCTATCAAGACCACTATCGTATGACAATCTTACGTCTACGATTCTGTTCTCAACTGTAAGTCTTGATTTTGCATTCTTACAATGAATGATATTTCCAATGACTTCTGTTCCTTCTTTTTCTTTCTTCTTTGAAAGATAGATAATTGAAGAGGCTGCATATTTCAAACCACTTCCACCACCCATTTCTTTTTGTGGGAACATTGAACCAATCACGTCATAAGTGTGATTAGTCACAATCATAGGAACACCAGCACGTCCCAACTTAAGTGTTAGAACTCTGAATGCACCTTTAACAACTTGAGCACGAGTCATGTCACGAGTTTCTTTACCCGCTGCAGTATCCTCGATTTCTTTAGTAGTCGATAACATTCCAAGTGAATCAAGACACATCATCATAGGTGGTCTCTTATCTTTTGGAGTTTCGAGATACTTATCAAGTATAGATATTGCCTGTTGTCTGAATTCTTGAACAGTCACCACAGGCACGATAACCATTCTGTTTGAATCGATTCCTCTCTCTTCAATCATTTGTTTACTGATTGCTGATTCAGATTCGAAATAGATAACTGCAGACTCGGGATTATCTTCTAGAAACTGTTTGACCATTCCTAATGCAAAGAATGTTTTACCAGTTGCTGATTCACCTGCGATTGCAGTAATTTTGTTTTTAGGAAGTCCACCATAAAGTGAACCACTGAGTAATGCATTGAAGACATAAGAACCTGTATCAACAAAGGTATCTACGTCTCCAGCTGCAACCCCTTCAGAAACGATATTTGCATATTCGTTTCCCGAGGATTTCACTAAGTCTTTAATAAATGACATAACACTTCTCCATAATGTTTATATACATTATAGTATCAATGTTAGGTTTTGTCTAGGGGTTTTTGTCTAATTTTTTAGAAATATCACAAAGTCTGTCGTCTATTCTGACATGTTCTTCCATCATAGTAAGTAAGGAAGACACTTTGACTTCTAAGTGTATGATAAATGCAAAGATTACACCAATCATTAATATATAGAAACAATCCATGGGTGATATTATCATAATACTATCTCACCTAATTGGATTAATTTTTCTCTGTTTTTTAAATGACCTTCTTCGATTTCTTCTTTATTACCACCAGTATATTTTACTGCATGATAATCTAAAATCATTTGTTCGTTTATGTTTACTTTATGTCCAAAGACTGGGTGTCCTTCGATATGATGAGCAAATAATTCACCCAAAATTCTACCAAATTTTCCTTTATCATGTGATACAAGGGATACACTTTCACACTCCTCTAATAGTTTTTTGAGATGTTTTTTACTTGCTTTACCAAATTTCTTTTCGGTTAAATCTCTAGTTCTAGATTCTGGCGTGTCGATTCCTAACATTCTCACACGTTGTTTCTTATAAACCATACCGAATCCTAAATCGATATCTACATCTACAGTGTCACCATCGACCACTTTCACTACTGATACTTTATACTCATACATTATTTTTCTTCCCAGTTTTGGATTGCACGTCTGATTGAATCTTCTGCTAACACTGAACAGTGTAGTTTTATAGGTGGAAGTTCTAATGCGTCTGCAATATCCTTATCTTTAATTTCCTTGGCTTCGTCTATAGTTAAACCTTTTAACATATCAACGAACATAGTTGAACTTGCGATTGCACTTCCACAACCATATGTTTTAAACTTTACGTCTTCTATAACATTGGTATCGGGATTTAGTTTCAATTGGAGTTTCATAACGTCACCACATGCGGGAGCACCCGTCATTCCTGTTGCTACATTCGGGTCGTTAGGGTCAAATCTTCCAACTGAGAATTGTTCGGGTGAATTTAAAACACCTTCGAACCTCTCAATCACTTGTTTACTATATGCCATTACTCTTATTTATAATAAAAAAGAAGGGACTAGTTAGTCCCCTCTTCTAGTTCTACATTTTTGTGGGAACTCTGAACAATAGAGCATCATAGCCTCCAGTAATACAACTGTCGGAATGACCTCCTCTACTTTTTTTCAGTTTTCTCTTCCTCTTGTAGTTCATCTGTCTGTCGGTCAACTTCGTCTGCAACAGTGTCAATGACTCCTGTTGTAGTGTCTGCGACTAACGTTCCAACTGATACTACATCATCTGCAACTGCGTTTACCAATGTTTGAGTTCCTTGAACTGCACCATCGACAACACCAGTTGTAAACTCTTTACCACCTTCAATAACTGCTCCAACTGAGGCACAAGAAGGAAGTAATATACCCACAAAAATAGCAATATATGCTATTTTCATTGTTTACTCCATATGGATTAATTTTATTAGACCTCCAACTGAGAATCTAACTCCTAGAGTATTTAGTGTCAAACAAGTCCCAATCCATAGGATTTTGGGTTTTCTTGTATTGGGTAAATGTTCTATCGTAATCATATGCAATATACAAACCAAAAAAACCTATTGCAGCTGCAAGAAGTATATAACCTATTGCAATTGGTATTATTGGGAACATATAAAACATTATCAGTGTATGTGCAATCAATACACTATACACATAAAACTTTATACTAATCAGTAGGTGCCACATCTTTACCTAAAAGTAAATCTTTGAAGTCATTTGAATGCCAATAACTGTCCAGTGTGATATCCACTACCAGTGCAATCAAAACGAATGTTAAAATTATTCCGAGATATAGATTAATAAATGCATTAATCTTCATCCAACGTATCATGTGTTTCATAGTGTCTCCTAACCAAAGAACGAATCTAAACTTGCAACTGGTTCTACATTCCAGTTAATTAAGTTTACGATATTCTTTAATGGTTCTGTAAATGCTTTATCAAATTGCATATCATAATCAATGAATCTATGTAAATCTAGTTCCCTAGGAAGTGAACTAATAAACGATATGACATTCTCATTGATTGGGTTTGGTGTTGTGAGATATGAAAAACGAATCTTATCTGAGTTCTTAATCATTTCATATCTCATGTCGAGGTTCTTGGATTTCAATAAATGGTTGTGTAGTAGAGAACCTCGAACATGAATTGGTGTTCCTTTAGAATAAATGTTTGTAGGACAAGAGTATTGTGCAAGATTTTTTACACCTCTTGGAAATGCAACCTCTTCGGGTGGAAGGTTTCTGAATTCTTTTCTTGCAGTTTCTACGAACTCCCACAATTCTTGTTCAGTTCCATTCATAACCACCTTTAAGGCTTCTGTTAGTTTTGTTCTGACCCATTGAGGTGTAGAAGACTTTGCAGTTTCGATACCCATCATTTTAAGTTTCGGTTCTGCAAGTCTTACACCTTCGTTGTCATGAACATTGAGAATGTATCTTTTCTTTGCAGTCCAAATACCTCTGTCTGCAATTACCTCTCTCCCCATTTGCATTTTCTGTTGGAATGCATTGGTGTATTCTGCAAGTTCTTTGAATCCTTTTGCAAGAACCTGTTCAATCATTCCTTCAGATTTGTTTAGAAAATCTACAATCTTGGTCTTGTCTGTTTCTTCGGGTAAAACTTTCTTAACTAGTTTGTCCATTGTAATGTAAACAGAATCGGTATCCATTGCAATCACATAGTCTTCGTTCTCTGTCTCAAGTGTTTTGTTTAGGAATTCATTAATAGTTTTCTCTGACCACTTGATAATTAACTGACCACTGGTTGTGATTGACTCTGCAAGGTCGATAGAAAAGAATGCAAAGTATTGATTTGCAAGAGCTCCATATGCTGAGTTAAGTGCAATCTTACGAACCTGTTGATTATTGTATGCACGTTTAATAAGTGTATCAAGTTCTCTCTTACGTTTTAGTTCTTTACAGACTTCTCGTTCTTTCTGATAACCAATCATTTTCTTCTTCCACTCTTTTCTTTCGTCATAGAGTCGTTCCATAAGTTCGGGAAGAAATCCTTGTTTATCTTTAGAATACATTACACCATTTGGTGTGACTGTATTTCCACATTGATAGACATAAGATAAGTCCGCTTGTTTAGATAACATTTTCTCTACGTTGATATCTTGTCTGTTTCCTTTTACCATTTTCTCGGGTGAGATATTGTATTGCATAATGATATGTGGATACAGTGAGTTCAAGTCGAATGACACTACCCAATCATGTCCACCGACTATTGGGTCTTTGACATATGCACCAACGATTTGGTGTGTCTTGTCATTACCACTCTTCAGTCTTTGTGGTGGTGTCTGAATGTTTTGTTCTTTGAGGTGATTGTAGATTATGGTTTCCCAATATTTCACCATTCCGAAAGTGTCATTGTAATTACACTTTGCATTGTATGACATTGCACAAGTCAATTCAATCAATCCTAATTTCTCTTCTAGTTCTTCAACAAGGACAACGTCTTTGACATTATATTCTAAGAACTTTGCATAATCCTGTTTGTATAGTGTATGTAAATTACCATACTCTGAATAGTCAATCTTACCTTTACCAAGTTCTACTTGTGCAATGTTTTCTAGTTTGTAGGATTCTTGATTAACGAATGTATGTTTACGATACAGTTCAAGATAGTCAAGAACATTGATACCATATAAATTGAATATCATTTGTTTCTGACCAAAACCCGAATGGAATTCTCTCACGTCACATTGATTCCATGGTGAAAGTTTTTTGTGTTCTCCCTCACCAAGAATTCTATCAATACGATTACAAAGATATGTAATATCGAAACTGTTTACATTCCAACCAGTGATGATATCAAAGTTTTCTGTTCTCCAGTATTTTATAAAGTTGAGTAAGAGTTGTGATTCGTTTTTGCAGTTGTGATAAACTACGTCTGTTCTATTGTGTTCCCAAGGGCCGATACCAAACACTTGTGTATCTTCACCAATAGGTTTGATTGAAATTGCATTGACCTTTTCATTTGCATAGATTGGTTCGGGGAATCCGTCTTCACACTCACACTCAATATCAAGTGTTGCAATCTTTATATGTTTCAAGTCCCACTTGATATCACCTTGAAATTTATCTGCAATGTAGGTATAGATATATCTGTCGTATCCATGGATTTCGAATCCTTCGACACCACTGTATCTCTCTCTGAACTTTCTTGCACCACCCATAGAGTTTAGATTCACTGCTTCGAGTGGTCTTCCGTCTAAACTTTTGAATGGTGTTTCCCCTTTCTTAGAAGGGATATAGTGATTGGGTCTATATGCAACAGAAAGTTTTTGTTGTTTTCCGTTCTTATAGCCTTTGACTAGAATCTTGTCCCTAGTCCTACAAACATTTGTATAGAAATCCATGTAGTTATTATACTACAATAGGGTCTATTCTGTCAATGTGGTTCTGTCTGTATATTCTGAAAAATGTTTATTTACTACGTCTTTTAAATCTTCGTAATGAGCAATCTGTTCTAATTCTTTTTCGATTGTCTCAATGTGGTCACCATGTTCTGCAACCCCTACTGAATTTTTACATTGAACTAGAATGTTTGCTTTGTGTTTTGCAATATGTCCGTCTGCATGAGCAACAACACCTTTTAGAATTTCATTTGTCATATCTTTCATTATCTACCTCTTTGGTTGTTATTACCAGTTGCAACCTTAAAGTTTGTTTCTAATTGTGGTCTTGGTTCAAAGACTGTTTGCACTAAATCTTTGTTAATAATAAAGTTATATTCTTTTGCATATGGAATCCATGGTGCAAGTTTTACTTCGAACTTTCCGTCTTGCACGTCTGTAATACAAAGTTGTGCTTCTTGGATTTTATAATCACCCAATAGTGTTTTCTCGACAAAACCTATGATAACTTCTCCAGTATCGAGTCTGATACATTTAACTTTAGACACTTCTGACAATCTCCTGTAGTTCGATTGAACGTCTTCCTACTTGTTTAAACCAACGTGAGTCTTCCATTTCGACTGCAACCTTTTCCCAATCATTTTCAACAACACCTTTCCACATATTATTGAACTTACCAAATCTAGTTCCTCCTAGATTGAAAGTCATGTTTACGAGAACATGTTGTATATCTTCGGGAAGTGCATAGAAGTCCTCTCCACCTTTTGACTCAAACACATGAATTGTTTCTTCTACGTGTTTTTCAAAATCGTGTTCGTATACTTCGTCTACTCTTTCTTGTGAAACTGGTGTTCCAGCTGGTTGTCCGTATTCGGGGTCGTCTTCTTTAACTAAGTGTCCAACACCAAACGTTAAATATCCTAGTGAGTCTTCGTAAATTTCTAAAACTTCACCTTCGTGTCTTTTAATCTGTTCCTTCAGTAATTCCTTGTTCATTCTCTTTCCTCATTTGTTCCTGTAGTAATTCTACGAGTATATCACCCATAAGGTTATTTAATTCCTTATTATTTAGGAGTTCGTCTAAGTCATGATTTTCGGGAACGACAACAATATCTCTCTGAAAATTTATGTTTGGTTTTCCCTCTTCGAATCCAACTTTACCATAAACGTAGATAACGTCTTTCCATTCTCCTTTAAGAATTTGAATACCCGACATATCAAGCTTGTTATTGTCTACGACACAATAAACTCCTTCGTCAAATAATGGTGTTATACTATCCAAAAAAACTCTCCAATGTATTTCTTCTGTTAGGTAAGAATAAATCCTTATCCTCTTTTGAGAACCACCATACATTTTCCATGTATAATTTTTTCATGAAATCTTGCATTGCAGTTCTATCGATTCCTTCTTTGTCTGATACTTGATTGTCGTCACTATCACCTTTTACGTCTGACCATTTCTCTAAGAATGATTCAGAAGATTGAGGTCGTTGCATAATTCTCATTCCAATCTGACCTTTGAAGTGTGGTTTAAGTAAGTCTACAACTTCGTCACATGAAGGAAACATTTTTCCCTTAATCTTTGGGTTCATTATATTTATCAATAAGTGTCCATTCTCTGATAACACTTCGAATGATTTTCTAGAAACTGGTAAAAAGAAATCGTCTCTCCATGATTCATATTCTGAGAACTTACTCCATGACTGGTCTTCTTCATGTTCTCCACCTTTGTTATATGTTTCTGTAGAGAAATATGGTGGTGAAGTGAATGCACAATCTATTGGTGGAAACTCTTCATAAGGAATATCCTCTGCACCACTTCTATAGATTATAACTCTTTTAGAACCAACTGACATAAACTTATCTTTGGTTTCTGTAATCTTTGGTGCATAACCTGTAAGAATCTTTTCATATTCTACACATTGTTTTTTATACACTTCAAAAGTGTTTGGGTTCGGGTCACAACCAACGTAGAGTTCTGTTCCTTTGGTTGCAAAGAATCCACATAGTCTATCTCCCCAACCACAACTGGTATCCAAAACTGTTTTTGCCTCAGTCATTTCATAAAAACATTTTGCAACAACTGGTTTGAATTGTGTTGCAATATAGGCACCCAATCTAAATGCCATTCTGTAAGTGTCTTCTTTAAGTGAACCACCTACTAACTTAACTATTTCTTTTCCGTCTACGTCTGTTGATATCTCTTTTTTGATATCGTTTACTCCTCTCCATATTGCACCTAATGGTGATTTAAGTTGTTGAGCATTTGATTCTTTGAATGCATTCAATGGAGCTCTATGTCCATATGAATCACAAGCAAGTCTTAAGTGTTGCATAAAGTAATCACTTGCATCATTAAATGTGGAAGGTGCATTGACCATTCCATGACCCCATTCTGAATATGGATATTTGTAATCGTCATACTTTTCTACAACTTCTTGTTCTAAATTTTCGTGTGGATATATAAACTTCCATACGTCATATTCTAGAAGTCTAATAAAGGTATTTCTCATATCTTCGTGAGAAATGGGTTTGAGTGGGAATTCGGGTCTTTCTTTTTCTATGTAATCTGCAAGAACCTCACGGAACTTTTCCCTTCCGTATTCTTCTGTTAATGCATCAAAGAGTTTACCCTCAATTAAAGGTAAACCCTTCTCATTTGCATTGTCTTTAAGGACTTGGTATAGTTTATCCGACAAACTCGTCCCCATCGTCCCATGCACAACCAGTTAGTCCACCTGCTTGTAAACCTTTCAAAGTTCTTAGAACTTCGTTATGGTTTCTTCCAGTGTCTAATGCATTGACTGAAGCATGTTGAATGATTCTGTTTTTATCAAAGATAAAGGTTGCACGATAACATACACCCTCTTCTTCATTGACAATACCCAATAGTGAAGATAATCCTAGTCCACAATCAGCTGCAAGTGTATGTCTGATATTACCTATCAATTCATTATCTTGTTTCCATGCTAATTTACAGAACTCGTTATCACCACTAATTCCTATCACGTTTGCATGGTCAACTAAAGTGTCGAAACCAGCAATCTCTGTAGGACATATAAAGGTAAAGTCTTTTGGATAAAAGTAAACTACTGACCAATCATGTTTTAATGGTTGATAATTTTCGTCTACACTAACTCTCACAAATTCGTTGTTTTCATTAATTCCTTGCAGTGAGAACGCAGGAAATTGTTGTCCAACTGTTAACATAATAAATCTCCTTTATATAAAGATACACCCATTATACTATATAACGGGTGTATACGTAAAGGGGGTTTTCTATTTAATTTTAATAGAAACTGGTTTATCCTCTTCGGGGATAACTCTAACCAGTTTGACGTGTAGAATTCCGTCTACCATGTCTGCACCACTAACCTCAACATCATCTGCAAGTGTAAAGGTTCTTTTGAAAGCTCTTGAGGCAAGTCCTTTATGGACAAAATCCTTTGAGTCTTCATCTACTTTACCTTCGATTGATAAGATATTTCTTTCTTTAGTGATTTCAATATCTTTTTTACCAAATCCTGCGACTGCAAGTTCAATGCAATAGTTCTCTGCATCTTCCTTTACAATGTTATAAGGTGGGTAGTTAGTAGTCGTATGATGTGTTAGTCTTTCGAGTTCATCGAAGTATCTATCAAATCCTACAGTAAGCGGTCTGAATTGACCAAATATATCTAAATGCGTCATATTTTTCTCCTATTATAGCAAGTTAATATATCCTAACCTCATTTGAGCATTAGGGTGAGAACCGAGCTCTTTTGAAGAAATGGGGTCACTTGATGTCGGCGTTGCCCAATCCAAGTTCCAAATCCGAGCTCTTTTTAAGTTCTCTCTTATATTATATAGGGTCTTTTATGATTTAATCAAGGGGGTTTTTAAAAAAAAGTTATATTTTTTTACAATTCTTTTCAGAATCATGCCAGACTTTATAGTTGTTTCCTACAACGATTAACATAAATCCATTTATCCCTTTTACAGTTTTTGAGGATATATTACCTTTTCTTAAATCGTATTGTATTGATGGAATAAGTAATACACTCTTAGTGAAGACCATATCACTGACTGAAGGTCTTTCACCTATGATAGGATTTAGTTCTCTTACACAATCATATTTGAGTCCACGATATGTAGTGTAGACATCTGCAAGTTGCAATCCTATAAAAGCTACCCAATCACCTGTAGTTGGTGGGTCAACTAATCGGAGTGTAAATAGTGACCTGTTCTGACTTTCCTTTAACCTTGATTCTATCAACTTCTGAGAATGTTCTATTTGGACACTGTCGATATGTTTCTGATGATAACAACACGTCCACCCCTTCGTAATTTCGAGTTTGTCCCTCGAGTCTAGCCCCAAGGTTGACGGCGTCTCCAATGACGGAATAGTCAAATCTAACTTCTGACCCCATGTTTCCAACGATGCACTCACCTGTAGAGATACCAATACCAACATTGATAGGAGGTAGGTTGAGGGGTTTAAGTTCTTCATTGAGTTCCTTGGTTGCAGCTAATACTTCTATTGCAGACTTAACTGCTAGTTCAGCATGATTTGGACAATCCAAAGGTGCATTCCAAAAACTCATAATACAGTCGCCCATGTATTTGTCGATTGTTCCTTTATTATTTAGGATTATCTTTGTTTGCATGTCAAGAAACTTGTTTATGAGTTCAACTAATCCTTCGGGGTCGTCATTGTTTTTATAGTGTTCACTTATGGGTGTGAATCCACATATGTCCATGAACATGAATGTCATTTCTTTTCTTTCACCACCTAGTTTTAATAAGTCGGGGTTTTTTGCAAGTTGGTCAACCATGTCGGGAGATAAATACTTTTGAAACTGCTTCTTAATTTGTTCTTTGAGTTGATAGGTTTTATAATATTTGTTGAAGGAAGCATGTCCAAAAACTATTATGGAGGCCATCGATGAGTAGAAGATATCGAAAAGAACGAAACTTGAAGTCCACAAATAGAAACCCAAACCCACCTGAAATCCAACGATACCTAGACTCACTATCCCCGAAAAAATTGTGGGAAGTGTGTAGACCGATACCAATATTGCTAAAAGGACTGTCAATAGAAGAACGACTTCTAAGAATTCAAGATAGTAGGATTGTTGTATTTGAACTCCTGTGGAGACGGAGTGGAGGATTGAAGCTTGAACTTCGTGAGGATACTTTACACCCACTGGGGTTGAAACTGGATTATTCAGACCTTCAGCCGTCAGACCCCAAATTAGAGTCTTGTTCTCTAGGTTAGAATTTGGTAAATCTTTTGCCGACACCCTTTCGAAATTATTCCAATATCCTACAAGGATATCTGCAGTTGGAGTGGTTTCGATTGGGGGTTGTCTACCTATACGAATCCATTCGATTCCAACTTCGGGTGTCACACGAGTCTGATAATTAGGTTCGTCATACATTGCACGTAAAACTTCTAGTGCAACTGAGGGATACACTACACCATTTGCAGAAACAATTAATGGTGCAGAACGAACTGTTCCGTCAAAGTTTGCAGTTCCACTAATAGGTGGTGTGGTAATTGTCACACCTGAACCATATGAATTTTGTTCTAGTATTGGAATAGGTGAAGAAATTCCTGAAAAACTCCATATATGGTCTTCTATATTTCCTCCACCGAAAACACTAGTTCTTACAAAAGGTGCAGAACCAGTATCTTTTTGAATTGTTGGTGCAGAAGATAGAATCGATAATCGGTTAACTAAACCTTCTGCAAATGCCTCATCACCCTGAAACCTATCAGGTTCTTTAAAGAGTTGAGTGAAAACATGTGTATTAGTGTATGAAGTGTCAAGCATTAAATCCCTGTAAATAGACCTTGGCCAAGGATACTGACCATACACTTCAAGTGAAGATTCGTCTATATCTACTAAGACAATATTGTCTACCTGAACTACTTCCTGAGATTGGTGTAGATAATCAAAATAAGACCATGATATATTTTCTATGAAATAGGGATTCCATATCTTAAGACCGAATAATAACCCTATGGTTATTACAACTGTTTTCCACGAATACATTAATTACCTTGAGTGACGTTTAAAGTGCAACCACCTATTGTATTACATGTTTGAGATAGTGTATATGATTGTGCAGTATCACCTGTTTGAACTAAGGTTAAATCTGTTCCGTATGTTCCGTCTAGTGTTATTGTTGCAGTGTGAGCTCCAGTCTTTTTCTGAATTACACTAACTTCATTGTAATCGTTGTTAATTGTTCCAGTAAGTGTCTTATCACCATTCTGCAATTGTTTTGAAAATACGTCATTGTAATCACCATAAATGTTCCAAGTCATTGAATGACTTATTGAATCTGAATCTTGTTTCTGACTTCCTTTAAAGTCATTGTAGTCACCATGAATATCTAATCTTACATAGTTTCCACCAGGCTCCGTTCCGTCATAACTCCAAGTAGGTGTAAGTGAGTTGTTGATTTCATATCCTTGACCAAAAACAACTTGGTTGTAATTACCCCATATATGAAATCCAAAATCATTATCATTACAACTTGTGACAGAACATTTTTGTCTAACTTCTAATTCATTATTATATCCGTCTAAATCACCACCCCAACTTTTACCCGAACCCCATGTATCAGTCCAACCAATATACAAATTGTTTCCTGATTGTAAAAGGTCTATTGTATTATTTTGGTGGTCAAAAGAAAAACGTGCAAGGTTATTATAACCTATTTGGTCAATTGATAAATCTGCATTGTCACCACCATTGACTTGTTCTACATGAACGTGATTATCGTCTGCATAAGAAAACATAGGGATTATAGAAATCCCTATGATAAGAAATGTTTTCTTTAAAATATCCATTGTAATATTAATATTGTTAATATACCTTTACACCATGCAAACCACATAGCTTGATATTGAGTCATACCGAATTCGTTTAACCACCATTCGGTTCTTCTCTCATGCCACTTAAAGACTTTTATTAAAGTATCCATAAGTTGCCTCCTATGTATTATTTAGTTAGATTGATTGATAAAGATACGTATGCTGGGGTCTCCGTTTCCGAACTCAATTATACCTTCCCAACCTTCTACCCTAGTGTCTATGAAACCTGAACCACCTGATGCAATGGTTATTTCAATAACACCATTCACATTTCTATACAGATATAAGTTTCCATCTTCTACAAATACGTTAAATTGTGAATCTTTGTTGAATCCAAGTGTTGCACCCTTTAGGTCATAATCACCTGTTTGTCCTTTTTGTGCATCACCAAGACTTACAGTTGTCTTTTCTAATGCTTCTACTATGTCTAATAAATCTGTAAGGAAGTCTACATCTAGAAAATCTATATCTAGTCTACTTCCTCTTGCATCATAATTCTCATCTGTATAATCATCTATATCTTTTTCTAATTCATTGAATTCTAGAAAATCAACATCAAGAACACCTTGGTCTTCATCAAGGTCATCTGAAGCCTGTTCCTCTACTGCTTGTTTTACTTCTTGTGGTGGGTTAACAATAAACATATTGTCAATGAGATTAACTGTTAAATTGTTTATTACTACTGATTGAGTTGGTGGTTGGTCTAAACTTGATACCATTGTTGCTTGATATGCCTTATTCAGTATAGTTTCTCCACCTTCGTTATATACTCTAATCTCACCTGAAGGTGTTATTCCGTCTTCGTCAGGCAAAAGTATAACAAGTGTTCTTCCTAGTTCGTCAATAGTTGTTGTGAAATCTGTTCCATTAATTGCTATCTGAGCAGTTGGAGTTGATATGTCTATGTTTGCTTTCTTTATTTTGTTTCCCTTACCTGAAGCAAATCGTGCCGTTCCTTGCACCATTCTCATAGCCATTTTTGATTTAGAAGGGTCGGGGTCGTAATACACTTCGTCAATGTATACAATTGTATGTTCGATTAAGTCAAGTTCTTCTTCGTCTAAGAACTCAATCTTCATTCTCCCATTTACTGTTTCTGCAACGTCATACAATTCAATATCATAACCTATTTCAGGTGATATGAAATCTGTATTTTGACGTGTAATTTTTCCGAGTCCAATTGACTCTACGATATCACCAATGGGGTCACTGAATGCAACCCCACTGATAAACATAAGATTAATTACTATCGCTAGATGAATCTTTTTGAGTAATTTGGATTGTTGCATTATCACTTGTAATATCCAATGTAATTAGTGCATTAGGTGTTGCACATGAAGCGTTTGACGGCGAACATGTTCCACTAATTTGTGTAATATCCATATCTGCACTATCTCCGTCTAGGTCAACAACCAAAGATTGTTCCCCGTCTGACTGAAGTGTGTTAATATTATTACTTGAACCCGTGACTTCAAAGTCCCAAGTTAAGTCATCACTTTCCCAATCAATATCAAAAACATTCGAACTACCGATTAGTATTAAGTCTGAATTAAGTCTCTCTGCACTATACACACTACCTTGGTCAAGGTCAAAAGTATTACTACTTCCAGTGACATCAAAGTTAATGTCCGATGAATCTGCACTTCCTACATCTCCGATTAACCAGTCTATACTGTTTGAATCACCAGTAAAGTCTAGTTTATATACTGAACTGTCTGCTTCAACAGAACCGAACAGAGTATTTGAATTTCCTATAAAATCCAAATCAAAGTCCAAAGTTGCACCAGTAATAGTCATAGCTCCTGTAGCAGTTGCATCAGAACCTATCTTATTACCAAATCCAATTTGGTCTATATACAAGTCTAAAGTATCACCTGTTTGGGTAATCTTAATCTCGTTATCATCAGTGGATTGTGCGAAAAGAATTGGTGTCGACATTATTGCAATTAAGCAAAAACTAATAAGTTTATTCATTTTCGTTTTCCTCTGTATTTAAATCATGGAGTTCGTTAGTCCCATCTGCTTGATGAGGGTGACGATGTCCATCTGTTATTTTCCAAAAACCTCTATCGTGTCCTTGGTAAACTAATTCTAACACTGCAGCTTCTATAGCAGTTCTCACTGCATAAGTCACTGATTCATTATTTCCCACTCCGTCTTCAATCTCTACTAGTTGGGTTCCTTGTTCTACAAACTTAAATAAGTCTGCACCACCACCCACGGATAGTATTGATTTCCGAGTTTGCACATTAAGTAATACCTCTCCAGTAAGAACACTAACTGCTCTCATTGAAATGGTCACAACATCTTGACGATATTGTTGACTATATCCTATTCCGAGGGTTCTTGCGCCTGAGCCTCCAGTTTGGATATTAGTATCATATCCTACTATTCCACCTTCAATTATAATTCCAGCAAATAGTAAGGGTTGGACACCTTTTGCCTCAGTGTCCGTTGCTTTCGCAAAATCTTGTCTTGCAGAACGAATAATCTGTCTTTCTCTGACTAACGCATCGATTCCATTTCGTTCTACAACTCTAAACCATGTTCCACCACCAGCAGTCTTAAGTGCATCGATAACCATTTCGACACCACCTTGGGTGACTGCAGTAGAGAAATCTGCAATACCTTCCCTTGCTTTTCTCTGACCAGTTTTATCATTGAAGTTATATACTGCAACAATAGGTTTTTCTTCAGCAGGGGGAAGATTTAAAAGTTCTACGTATGAAGGTAATTTAACAACTTCGGGAAACTCTACACAAATATAATCTCTTGTGACTGGTTTCTTTATTCCAGTTGCCATATCCTTTCGGACACCTTGTTCCCAGTTTCTACAATCTTGGGGTGTTTCCGTAAACTTTGGGACTGATGCACAGCCACTTATTAGAAGGGTTAGTGCAAGTAAATACTTAACCATCTCCACCACCAGTTCCCGCATCAGGGTCTTGTCCAAAGTTTCCTGTTCCGACTGGAATTTCTATAACTGTTGTTGTTCCTTCGGTATCAACAATTGTCATTTTAATAACATCAGTTCCGTCTGCGTTAGTTATTACCTCCCATGTAATAACACTTCCTTCAAGTGTAAATGACCCAAAGCTTGAAGCTTCATCATTACTAAACATTGATTCAACTAATTGTTTAGATAGCTGTGCATAGATTCTGCTTTCTAGGTTCCTAATAAATTT